GATCTGGGCAGCCGTGACGGTGTTGGCCGCGATCTGCTGCGCGGCCACCGAGTTCGCCGCGATGAGCTGGCCGGGCACCTGGCCCGCGGCCACGGCCCCCAGGACCCAGACGGTCTTGCCGCTGGTCACCGGGCCGATGACCTGGTAAGCGCTGGTCACCCCGACGGGGCAGGTCTGCACGGTGGTCAGCGGCACCCACGTGCCCGGCGCGACGCTGACCGAGGTCGTCCCGCTTGCCCAGTTGAAGCCGATGGCCACGGAGGTGGACGTCGCGCCCGGGTTGTAGACCCAGGCCGTCATGACGTACGGCTGGCCGGGTGTGACCGGGAACGGGTCCGAGGACCCCGACAGCAGGCAGTTCGCTGACGTGGCGGCGACCTCGGCCGCGTACTGGGCCCCGCCGGGCGCTCCCGCCGGCGGGGCCGCGGCGCTCACCGTGCCGTTGGAGACGACCCACCCGCTCAGGTCCCCGCCGTTGAAGTACGGGTTGGGGTTGAGCGCGTTCCCGGCGCTGTTGCCGAGCAGGCTGGCCGGGAGCTGGCCGGTGAGCAGCGAGGTGGGCACCGAGGCCGCCGTGGCGGAGGCCGCGGCCGACGGCGGGGACGCCATGCCGGACGTCGAGTAGGCGACCAGCTTGACGTAGTACGTGGTGCCCGCCGTCAGGTTGCCCACGGTCAGCGCCCCGCCGGCGGGCAGCGTGCCCACCTGGTTAGCGCTGGACGGGGTGAACCCGCTGGAAGTGCCGACGTACGCCGTGACGTGCGAGAAGTTGGACAGCGGCAGCGCCGCGGCCAGCAGGCCGTCCCAGCTGACGACCAGGCCCTGCACGATGCCGGCCGCCCCGGGCGTGTCGGGCGCGGCCGGGGCCGACCCGCCGCTGTCCACGGTGGTCACCGTGCCGTCACCCTGCAAGCCGACCAGCGTCGACCCGTTGCCGGTGTTGACCACCACGCTGACGTCCGACAGCGTAGCCGTGCCGGCCGGGGTGGCCACCGTGACCGGGATCGTCTGGCCGGTCACCGGGTCGGTGGTGCCGGCGTGCTGGTACTGGCCGGTGGCCGGGTTGTAGACCAGCGGCGCGGTGCCCTGGGCCGAGCCCGCCGAGCTGGACACGTCGGCGAGCCCGGACAGCGTGGCGGCCGGGGTGAAGTACGTCGGGACCTGGCCGGTGCCGTACTTGCTGGGAGCCACCGGCGTGGTGCCCAGGGTGTTGACGAACGCCCCGCCCAGCTTGTTGGCCAGGTAGGTCAGCTGCTCGCCGAGCCACTGGATGTAGCTCATGAAGGTCAGCTCGTGCGTCTCGTTGCCGGCGCTGTCCACCGACACCGCGATGCCGACCACGCGCACCACGTCGACCGCGGAGAAGTCAGGGCGCTCCAGCCCCACCCAGTCGCCGACGTCGAAGTTGTCGAAGACCGTCTTGCCCGGCACGCTCGGCAGCAGCTGGAAAGTCCACGACACGATCTCGGTCTCGTTCTCGGCCAGGCTGCTGGCCGTGGCGTAGGCCATCGAGACCGGGTCCACCTGCGCCGAGGTCTGGAACCACGCCTCGCGCTGCCCCCACTCGGCGATGAACGTGGGGCTGTCGGCCGAGATCTCGTGCCCGTCGGAGTTCTCCCCGCCGATGAGGGTGGCGATCTGGTCGCGCGCGCGGGTGCGCTGCCTGGCCTGGATGTCATAGCCCTCGCGGAAGATGACGTAGCCCGAGCGGTCTACGCCGACGGCCACCTGCCCGGCGGCCGGCACTCCCACGACGAGCTGGAAGCCGGGGTTCATCACGTAGTCCGCGTCAACCACCGCGGTCGCGCCCTGGAGGAACGAGTACAGGTCAGTGCCGTTGGTGGCCTGCACGTTCTCCGTGTCGGTCCACGCCCGGCCGAAGCTGTCAGCGCCGGCGGTAACGGTGGAGGTGACGAACGGGATGGTGCCCCGGGCCTGCGCCTGCCTGAACTGGTCGAGCCAGACCCCCATCATCGGCTCGCCCAGGTAGATCTGGCCCTGGTAGCTCGGCGTAGTGACGTTGGAGTTCAGGTTGGAGAGCTGGACGACCTGCCCGGACGTGGAGTACGTGGCGGTCACGTAGAACGTCACGTTGGTGGCGTCCCAGCTGTGCACGGCCGTCCACTGCTGGGTCCACGCCTGGCCGTCCGGGGAGGTCCAGAAGTAGAAGGTGCCCGACCCGCCCCCGCTGCCAGCCTGCTCGGTGATCATCCAGTACGCGTGGTTGGTGCTGTCGTAGGCCGGCAGGATCTGCGTCTGCACCTGCCCGCCCGACCCCATCTGGGCGTAGAAGGCCGTCGCGGACAGGCCGATCATCGCGTAATTGGCGGAGCTGTAGTTGCTCTGGACGTAGAACTGGGTCAGCTCGCTGCCGTTGAGCCCGGTGCCGTAGGTGGCCGGGGTGCTGGTGTCGGTGGAGCTGCTGGAGACCCCGATGGGCGTGACCTGCGCGCTGATGAGGGTGTCCGTGGCGTCGTACGGGCTGGCCCCGAGGTAAGTAGTCCCTGACGTGGCGGACAGGGTAAGCGAGCCCGACGGGTACAGCGTGGACAGCGCGTAGCCCGCCCCGCCCGGGTAGTTGTAGATGACCGCGATGGGCGTGATGTAGACATCGCTGGCAGGTGACGCCGTCGTCCAGATGTTGGCGTCCAGCACCGGGTTGCCCGCGCCGTCGACCTCGTCGAAGGCGTCCAGCAGGCCGTCCAGCTTGAGCACGATGTCGGGGAAGCCCTGCGGGGCGACCATGGCCCACTTCAGCGAGGTGAGCGTGCCCGGGCCGGTGACGGTGGCCTGGCGCTGCTCGCTGCCGTCCACCAGCTGCTCGGTGACGGTCTCGCCGAAGAACTCGAACCGGCACACCCCGTCCTTCCACACCTGCCACAGGCACTCCTCGTCAAGCAGGGCCTCCGTCGGCAGGCCGCCGGGCAGCGTCACCTCCTGCCACCACGGGTCGTCCTGGTTGAGCGTCACCGTGCCCGAGCCGATGTCGTTCAGCATCCGGGCGAACTGCCAGTTGAGCAGCATCGAGCCGGGAATGACGGCCAGCAGCGTGGCGTAGTCGGCCGAGGAGCGGGCCTCGATCTCCCAGCCGTTGCCGAGGGCGCTCGGGGCGACCGAGCCGGCACCAGACGGGCCGCCCTGGTAACCGGGCCCGGTGTAGGCACTGAGCACCGACGACGGCAGGGCAGACCCGAAGCCAGTCGGGCCGGTGCCCGGCCCGACCGCGCCGAGGTTGTCCCGCGCGGCGGCGGTGTCGCCGAAGAACACGCCGATGGCCGGCACCGTGACGGCGTCGGCAGCGGCAGCGGTGTCGTGCAGCGGGGCGGCGGCGCTGACGGTTAGCTGGTCGGCCGCTGCGGCGGTGTCCGCGAGGCCGAGAGCGCCGACTGCGGCCAGCTTGTCCGCGGCTGCGGCGGTGTCCGACGGCGTGGGCGTGACGTTGACCGCAGCGTCAGCCGCGCCCGCGGTGTCGCCCAGCGAGACGGCGGCGGCAACGGCCAGGGCGTCAGCCGCGCCCGCGGTGTCGCCCAGCGAGACCGGGCTGCCGGAAGCCAGGGCGTCCGCGGCAGCAGCAGTGTCCCCCAGCGGGACGGCGGCACCCGGTACCAGGGCATCCGCGGCAGCAGCGGTGTCAGCCAGGGGGGCGGCAGCGCTGACCGACAGGGCGTCAGCCGCGCCCGCGGTGTCGGCAGCGCTGACCGGGACCGGGACCGCCGCCTCGTACGGTGCCCCGGTCCGGTAAGCCGAGGAGCTTGGGCCCCGGAAGGGCACTTAGACCGCCGGCTCAGCCCAGAGAACCCACGGGATGACGCTGACCGACGCCGGCGCGTTGCAGTTGACGCGGACGAACCGGCTGGCGGCGACGCGCGGCTGGCGGTCGTCCGCCCACAAGATGGCGTAGCCGGCCTGCGGGGAAACGAACTGCGTGTCCAGGTAACGCGGCGAGGTGGAGGTGGCGTAAGCCGTCAGCGCGCTGTTGTAGCCGGTGGCGCTGGTGCCGCCGACGCACAGCGAGGCCGGGGCCTGGGAGTTTCCCCAGGCGTCCGGCGTGTAAGCGGTGAGGGTGCCCTGGCCTACCGAGTCGTCGGCCAGCCAGCAGGTGACCGGGACCTGCGTGCCGCCCGCCGCGCCGTTGAAGGACACGCCCCAGCCCAGGATCATGATGTCCGTAGTGGACGGGGTGGCCACCTGCAGCACCGTGAAGTTGGCGCTGGCGGTCAGTGCGATGGGGGCCGGGGCGTTCGGGGTGGACGTCGCCCTGGCCGTCGCGTAATACTCGGTCATTACCTGTCTCCTAACCTGGCGAAAGCCCCGGCAGCAGGGCCCTTTACCCCGGACTGGCCCACGGCCCGCCGGACGCGCATGTCGCCGATCCGCCTTGGCGAGCTGCCGCTGGCCTCGTAGAGCATGACCGCGATACCGCTGTCACCGTCAGTGGCGGTGTCGCCGATGTTCGGCTGCTGAGCGCTGTTGGCGCAGGCCAGGTTGTAGCACTTCAGGTTGCCGTTGGTGTCGGTCCCGTACACGTAACCGCTCGTCGAGCCCGCCGTGCCGGCCCCGTTGTCAAAGATGAACGACCAGTACAGGTCCCCGGCGCGGGTTGGGGTGACCGACGGGAACTTGCCGCTGGAAATGACGTCGATCGTGCCGGACGCGTCAAGGGTGACCGCCGAGAAGCCGGCGGTGTTGGAGAACTCCTGGCCGCCGGCACGGATGGTCGGGGTGCCGGCGTTCGTGGTAATGGTGACGGTGTGCGAGGCCGCCGTGACGACCTGCCCGAGGAAGACCGTCTCGGTGACGCCGTTGTTGGTGAACACGTTGTGCCCGACCAGCACCGACCACGTGACCTGCCCGGCCGCGCTAGACAGCGCCGTCGCCCAGTCGGCTGTCGTACCCGAGCAGACGATGCCCATGAGGATGAAGTCGCCTGCGCTGACCGGAACCAGGGTGAAAGTCTTGCTGGTGACAGCGGGGGAGAACGTCGCCACTGCGCTGAACGACATGACTCACCTCCGCCGTATCGCGCGAACCGGGCCGGCCTAGGTCGGCGAGGACGCGAAGCCGAAGGTCAGGGTCTCGGTCGCGGTCCAGGTCTGGCCGGACGCCTTGGTGCCCTGCGAGCTGATGCCGTGGTTGAGGAACACGCCGGAGACCGTGTTGGAGTCGGACGCCCCGTTGTCAGTGCCGAACTCAGCCCACGCGAAGTTGCCCGCCGACGTGCCGAACGTCGCGGCGAAGACCAGGGTGGGCGGCGTGGAGCCGGTGGAGATGGTCGGGGCTCCGGAGACCAGCTTGTACCAGGCGGTAGTCGAGTTGCCGTCCCCGCCCAGGTGCGCGTCGGTGTAGGAGGCGGCGGTGCTGACGGTGCCCGCCCCGATGCGCCCGGCTGAGGCGCTGAACTTGGTGGCGATCGACGTGCCGGCGATCGAGCCGAGGATGGCCACCCAGCCGGCCTGCGTCACCAGGTTGCAGTCGTCGTCCTGCGTCTCCAAGTACGGGGCTACGCCGTAGTACTCGAACAGCGCGGGCCTGATGGTGACGTCCCCGCCGCGCCGGATAACATCGAGCGCCTGCTCATCGGCCTTGCGGGCAACCCACTCGGTCTGCTCGGCGTCCCACCGCTTGACGTTGAGCGAGGTGCGCACCGGGATGAACTCGCCCAGCGACAGGCTGACCCCGACGCGAAGCTGCTCGGCTGCCCCTGCAAAGTCACCGGATGTCATGCGGCCCCTCACTGCTCTCAGGCCGCGGCGGCGGCCCCGGTACCGCCGGGTAGGGAACGAGGCCGCGGCCGTGCAGGCCCAGCTCAAGTCCCTCGGTGACCCGGCACTCGTCGTAATCGGTCACGGTCACGGGCTCGCTCACCAGTCGTTCACTCCCAGCACGATGAGCAGGTCAGTCAGGTCGGAAAGAGTCAGAAAGGTCCGCGGGCTGGCGGGCTCGCGTACGCGCCCGCGCAGCCGGCCCAGCGCCGCGTGCTGCCTCTCGGCCTGTGCCTGCGCCTCAGCGGCACCGCTGAGCGGCAGCGTCCCGGTGTACTCACGGTCGGCGTACCGCTGGTTCTCCAGGTCGACGATGCGCTCGGTCGCCATCAGCCCACCCCGTAGATCGCGAAGGTGCTGCCGGTCAGGAAGTTGGAGCCGGCCGGGGCGGTCAGCGACACGGCGGTCACCGCGGCCTGCGCGGCCGGGTTCCAGAAGCCCCAGCGCACCCGCCCGTCCACCATGGCCGAGGTGCCGTTGCCGGCCCCGGACACGGCTAGCACGTTCTTGTTGAAGGCGGCGGTCGCGTAGTTCGGGACCCACGCGAAGCCCGAGCCCGCGTTGGCCGGGGCCCCGCCCTGGCTGGCGGCCACCCGGAAGGCCGGGATGTTCGCCGTGGCGTAGGCCGTGGCCGCGGACGGGCCGACCAGCGTGCCGGAGGTGTTGGTCGCCGACATGGTGAGCGAGCTGTAGTGCGCGCCGGTGTCGCCGTTGAACGTCAGCGTGATGTCGTCGGTGAGCGCGGTGGTCTCGGTCAGCCGGGCCTGTACCAGGATGAGCAGGTGCTGGTAGGTGGCCGGGATGCCCGACCAGGACACCACGTTGGTGGTGGAGTTGGCGAGCGTCGTCTCGTTGACGGTGCTGCACGCGTTGCCGTTCCACGCGCTGGCCGGCAGGCCGTGCACCCCGCTGCCCGAGCCCATCGCGTAGTGGAGCGCCGCGGTGGTCAGGTCTCCTGCGCTCCACGAGTGCAGGAGCACCGCCCCGGCGGCATGCGACCGGGCCAGGGTGCCGTCGTAGGCGCGAGTCACCGTCCACGGGCTGGCGCTGGTGCCCGCGCCGGCGGTGACGCTGACAAGCTCGAAGCTCGCGGACCCGGGATCGAGCGACAGGGTGAACGGGAAGCTGGTGGGGTAGCCCTGCGGAGCCCCGCTGCCTGCCTGGATCGAGGTGGCCGAGGTGTTGATGCCCGCGGCCAGGGTGTCCTGAACAGCTACATTTGAGTAATACCGCCACTGCGTCACGCTGCCGGGCACCTCCCTCGGTCCTCTCGGGGACTCTTCGGGGGTGCTATCGGCGGCTCACACGTACGGCGGGTTAAAGGCGAACGTGGCGGTGCCTGCCGAGACCAGGATCGTGTTCAGCCCGTTAAGCAGGGCCATCCACATGCGGCTGCCGACGTGGGTAAGGCCGCCGACCACGTTATTGCCCGCGTTGTCGGTTGCCGTGTAGCGCAGGACGTCCACCGTCACCGGCCAGGACACCACCCCGGCCCCGCTGTGGGTGAACGACACCCCGGCCGTGCTGTTGGTCACGGTGCAGGCCGCCGAGTTCTTGACCGTGCAGGAGTTGACCGCGCTCGCGTACCCTTCGCCGGCCACGCCCTCGCCCGGGTTCGGGACCGTCCCGCTGCCCGTGACCGCCTGGGTAATCAGCCCGCCGTAGAAATACGGGTCGCTGAGGAGAAGGTCGACGGAGAACGCGGCAGAAAGCCGGCCGTTCATCGTGGGGTCCATCGAGCCGGCGATCTCCGCCATGGCGGTGGACTGGACCATGGTCGGCGTCCCGGCCACCGTCAGGTACCAGTTGCGGGTGAGCTGCCCCTGCACGCTGCCCTGCGCACCTCGCGTCCAGAACATCCCGCGCAGCGCCTGCCAGTTGTCGTTGAACGCCCGGCGCGGGTCGCCCGCGGGGTAGGACTGGCTCGCCGACATCTGGCTGTCGGTCCACATTGTGAGCGTGACGGTGCGCTCGTCGGGGTACTTGGCCCGCCAGCTCTGGCCGGCCCGGTAGGGCACCGCGTAGTCCTGGCCGCGCAGCGTGGGCAGCCCGAAGCGCGAGCCGCCGAAGGTGGCGATCGAGTAATACGAAGACTGAAGAGGGTTCCCGTTCCAGTACCACATCTCCGCTGGCGAGAAGGCTGCAACCGGAGCCTGAACCATCAGACGATCCCCCTCCCACCCAAGAACGCCAGCCTGTTGGACGCGCGGGTAATCGACTCGCTCGGCTTCTCGGCAACGGGGTTGTTGATTGTGAGCGAGTCCACCTGCAGGCCCACCCGGTTGCCGGCCGCGTCCGACAGGGTGCGCGGGAGCTGGCCGGAGGTGGCGGCGGTGAGCTGCCGCGACAGGTTGGCCGACAGGCCCGGCACGAACAGGTTGGGCACCACCCCGCCGGCCGCCATCGCCAGGCCGCCGGAGAACATTGCCGCGACATTGCCGCCGGAGGCAATGCCGAAGCCGTAGTCCCCGGCGTTGGCGACCGCCGGCCCGCCGGTGATGAGCGGGGCGAGGTCGATGACCGTGGACCCGGCGCTGCCGCCGGGGCCGCCGCCCGGCCCGCTGGTGCCCGTGCCCCCGCCGCTGCCGGAACCCGAGCCGCTGCCCGGGACCGGGGTGTGGACCGTGCCCCACACCTGGTGCCACGCGTTGGCCGCGGCGATGATCTCGGGCTCCAGCTTGGCCAGGTTCGACTGGACCGGGCTGTAGTACTGGGCCTCCTTCGACTTGGCCCAGCCGGCCACGTCCATCGCCGCCTGCCAGCGCCGCACGCTGGAGTCGGCGTTCGACCACATGGCCGCGGTCAGCTCCTGCGGGTTGGCCTTCAGGTCGTTGAACAGCGGCGCGATGTAGCTGCTGGCCGTGCTCACCCGGTTGGCGACGACGGCGCGCTGCGCCAGCCACGTCGCCCAGTCCGCAGTGGAGACGCCCTTCGGCTGCTTGAGCGCGGCCAGGGACTTCCACGGGCTGAGCGCGCCCTCCCAGTCGGGGTACAGCTGCGCCGCCGCGGCCTGGTAGGCCGCGGTGCTGGCGTCGCTGGTGCCGGCCGTGGTCTGCCCCGGCGCGGGGGCCAGGGCCGTCGACACGGCGTTCCAGGCGTCCGCCAGGGTGCCTGCCGCCGGCGTCGACCAGTGAGTGCCCAGCGCCGTGCTCGCCGCCGCGTACGCCTTCTCCGCCGCCTGCGCGGGGGTCGCCTTCCACGCGGCCGGGGTCGACCCGAGGACGGCCTTGGCGTAGGCCGGGGCGACCAGCCGGGCCTCGGCGGTGACGTTCTGGGCCTGAGCCTGGGTGAGCCCCTTGTGCCTGGCCAGCGGCACCAGCCAGGCCCCGTACGCGCCGCGCGAGGTGTCCGCCCCGGCCGGGTTCATCCTGGTCAGCAGCCAGGCCCCGGTCGCCATCGCCTCCTGCTCGGCAAGGCTGGAGGTAGCTGACCGGACGGCGTCGATGACCGGGCCGCCGGCCGCGGCCAGGCTGGCCCCCACCGGGTCGGACGTCCACGGCGAGTAGCCGCGCGCGTTATACAGGGAGATGGCGGCCCTGGTGTTGTTGGAGGCGTTCAGCAGGTTGCCGAACGCCCCGTTCTGGACGATGCCCGAGGTGGGGGTGATCTGGTAGAGCCCGTACCCGGTCAGGCCCGGCGGCTCGCCCGACTGGACGATGCTCGGGTCGTCCCCGGACTCCGCCATGGCGATCCTCGCCATGTTCGCGGCGGCTGAGGCCGGGCCGCCGTCGGCGGTCCACAGCGCCGCGATCGCGGCAGCGGACATCCTGCCCGCCGTAGTGCCGGTGGCCAGCGGGCCGGACGGCCCGCTGGCCGCTGTCGCCTTGGCGGTCTGCGCGTTGACGTAGCTCTCGACCCCGTTGTGGATCTGCTGCAGCCAGGCCGCGCCCATGTCGCCGGGCGTGCCCAGCGCCTCCATGGCCTTCTCCGCCGGAGCGCCGGAGACCGTCCACATGGCGTCGAAGACGGCCTTCTCCCCGTACTTGGCGACCTCGGCCGCCGCGTCGGTGATGCCGTGCCAGACGCTGGAGGCGGCCCCGGCGACGACGCTGCCCGCGTCGCCCAGCCAGTTGCCGATGTCCGAGATGACCGGGATGCCGCCGCTCGCGTACCGGCCGCGGGCCTGCCCGGACGGCTGCTGGCTGGCCGCGTTGCCCCGCGAGCCGGAGCCCAGCCAGGAGTCCGCCTGGTTCAGCTCGTCGAGGAACTGCGGCCCGTAGACGGCCTGGAGCGCCATCCTGGCGGGCTTGCGCAGGATGTACTCCCCGCCCATCGCGATGATGTGCGTGCCGTCCTCGTCGCCCGTCCCCGGCACGCTGCCGGACGCCATGCGCACCCCGCCGCCGGCCGCGAGCATCGAGATCGGGGAAATGTGCACGCCCACGACCGAGGTCACCGCGTTGATCCAGCCGATGACCGTGTTCAGCCCGGAAATTACGTGGTCGATCCCTCCCTTGAGGGAGTTCCACATGGCGTTGGGCAAGGTGGAGGTGAACCAGTTCTCCACCGGCTGCAGGACGTCCTTCTCGAACCCGGTCCAGACCTTGCTCCAGGTCTGGGAGGCGAAGTTCGCGAAGCTGTCCCACCACTTGGGCACGGTGGAGGTGAAGAAGCTCGCCATCGGGTTGACGAACGTGGCCTGCATCGAGTGCCAGATCGCGGTCCACGCCTGCTGGGCCCCGGTCCTGAGCGCGTTCCAGACCTGGGCAGCTGCGGTCTTCACCGCGCCCCAGATCGAGTTCCAGACCTGGGACGCCGCCGTCGAGATCGCGTTCCAGGTCTGGATGGCCGCGGTCTTGAGCGCGTTCCAGACCTGGATGGCGTACGCCTTCAGGTCGTTCCACGCGGTCTGCCAGTGACCGGTGAACAGGTCAATGACCTCGTCGATGATGACGACGATCGTGTCCCAGGCGATCTTGGCCAGCGCGACCGCCTGGTCCCACAGCACCCTGACGGCGGCAACCGCGATGTCAGCCGCGGACTTGACCGTGGAGCCGATCAGTGCCCAGATGACGTCCCAGGCGATCTTGGCCAGCGCGGCCACCACGTCCCAGGCTGCCTTGGCCAGCGCCTCGATCTCGTTCCAGGCAGCGCGCCCCCCGGTGACCGCCAGCGACCAGGCGGCGGTGGCCAGGCTCTCGATGAAGTGCCAGGTGCTGACAGCCGCGCCGGAGAACCCGGCCCAGAACTGCTTAGCGGGACCGCTGGTGAAGATGGCGGTGATGACGTGCCAGGCGGTTTCGGCGTCGGACTCGATGAAGTGCCACGCCCCGAGCGCGTCACTGCGGAGCTGGCCCCACAGGGCGTTCCAGATCGCTTCCACGGCGCTGCCGTGGGTCTTCCACCAGTTGTCGAAGTTGGACGCGACCCAGTTCTTGACGTCATCGAACGCGTGGGTGACCGGGGTCACCACCCCCGACCACGCGGTGTCCCACGCCTCGGGGATGTCGTGGGTGAACGCCTTGTCGAAGAACGCCGACACGGTGTCCCACGCGGTCTCCAGCCCGTACGGCACCGACTGGGTGAACCAGTTGACCATCCCGCCCCACGCCGCCTCGAAGGCGTGGCTGGTGACACCGAACGCCACCGGGATGTCGTGCGCGAAGAACTGGCCGACGTCGTGGTTGACGACGTTGAGGGCGCGCTGCACCTGGGGAATCCAGGCCAGGAAGGTCAGCTCGTAGAACGTGCCGTCCTTGAACGACTTCAGGATGGTGTCGGTCTCGCCCGGCCTGGCGATGTCTGACGCGGCGGAGGCTGTCTGCGCCAGCTGGCCCCGCAGCTTGCTCAGGCTCGCGTTGTTGAGGTCGCTGGTCTTGTCCTTGGCCAGCTGCACGTTCTGCTCGTAGAGCTTCAGCTGCTCCTGCTTGATCTCCGCTTCGATCTGCAGCTTCTTGGTGCCGGTGACGTGCGGCAGCTGGCTTTCCAGCTTGGCGATCTCGGACTTGGTGACGTCGATGCTGCTCAGTTGCAGGTCGATGGTCTTCTTGCTCGGGATCTGGGTGACCTGGGCCCACAAGGCGTTAGCCTGCTTGGCACCCAGCCCCATCGCCTCGGCGAACCCGATGAAGTTGGCCTTGGCGTTAGCGCTGTTGCCGGATACCGCCAGCAGCTCGGCGGCCACGTTGTGGGCCGCGGTTATTGTCGCCGCGCTGCTCGGGCCGCTCTTGGCGAGGGAGTCAGCGAACGCGTTGAAGACCGCCTGCCCGCCGTGCGCGTTGAAGACGGCCGAGGCCATGGCCGGGTTGAGATCCTGCTGGAGGGTGGACGTCAGCCGCTGGGCGTCCTGGCTCAGGTTCGAGGTCGCGATGGTGGCGTTCTGCGCCGCCAGGTACATCGCGTCCATCGGGTTCTTGACGTTGCCTGCCCACTTGGACAGCGCCGACAGGCTGCTGGTGGCCGGGCCGCCGGCCTCCTGGGCCAGTGCGGAGATCTCCGCCGCCGCGGCCTTGTTGCCGGCTGCCAGGGGGATCAAGGCGGAGACGGCGTCCTTGACGAACTGGTCGAACCCGCCGCTGCCGGTGACGGCCTCGGAGTTGCGCATGGCGTCGAACAGCTGCTGGACCGAGCTGAACACGCCCTGGAAGTCCGTCTGCAGGACGACGCTGGAGTTCTTGACGGTCTTGGTGGTCCC